GTAACGCCACTTATATAGGTCTTCGAGAATAAAGGTTTTACCATTAGATGCTAAACCACCTCCATTCACAACAGATCGTTCATGCGATGCGAATGGTTGATTTACTGACTGCTGAACAATACCTTCAGCATTTTTACCTTGCTCTATACAGATAAACACTTCTCTTGATGAATTAATAACATAGAAATTCTCTTGAGCAGGTAGAGCATCGTTATAGGATTCGTAAGCAAAACCAGATGACCAAGTAACGTTCTTAATAACATGAGAGGCGTTATTCAGTGCTTTAACTGCCTGAAGAGAATGTCTAACTTGATTCTGCGCATAGATCGAGTTTTCAATCGTAGGATTGGTAATCAAGTCCGCCCTCGCAAGACCAATATAATAGTTCTCGCTCGTGCCGTCGATGTCTTCTTTAAGTTGATCTAAAAGAAGACTCCTAAACGTATTAGTAATTGCAGATGTCATTTATTTTTCTCTTTAGTAATATGAGTCTATTTATAAGGTGTCTGTAAGCACTGCTCTAGCGATAGACGCTTCGTTGTCGAATCTCAGGATATTGTTTCTTGTTGGATTAATTACCGACTGATTGGCAGGTGTCGCAACAATCTTCATGAAGTCACCCGAGATCAAAGAACCCGCGAAAGCATTAAGAGTAAGTGTGCCTAGAGGTGCATCGTATGATCCAATTACATCTACTTCAACAAGACCGTCAGCAACATTAATTGCCTCAATTACGCTTGTGCTGATTCTATTACGTAAGAAACACGTCTTACCGTTCAAGAAGAAGTTCTCACTTTGTATGACATACTCAACATCGTCTGGTTGTGCAATAGGAGCAGGATAGTCGATGATGTAATCAACAGCACCGTCGATAGGATCAAATCTTGATTGCATTTTAATTGATGATCGACTAGACAATACAGAACCGTCAACTGTATCAATATCGGATAGCAAATTAGAACGACGGAACGATTGATTGAACTTCCCTAGATTCTCATCAAAATAATCTGAAGTAGCACTTTGTACCAATGCCTCAACCGCAGACTGACCCAGTGATGTTAATCTTGGATTAAACTGGAAGAATGTTGTCACTTCTAAGAAAGTATTAACTGGATCTGAGAACTGAATGTCGAATGAAGCAACAGACAAATCTTTTGCAAGTCTCTTAATCGCTTCTTTAGTGGTCAGAATAACTGTAGCATCTTCTGTAGTGAAATCGACTGACAGAAATACAGAACCATATCTAGGAGGAACATTGTCTTGTCCACCCCATGCTTTGATGTCGCTGATAACAGTCTTGAAATTGCGTAGTGTTAGTGCCGCATAGTCTTCGGCAGTAACCATTCTGTTTTGTGAAGCATAAAGATAAGGAGCATTCTTACGAATAGATTCGATACCTTCTTTCTCGTTGCCGCCACCAGAAGTTCCGCTAGTAATGTTTAATGTTTTACCATTACCGACAGTGCTTTCAGCAGTAAATGTTCTAGCACCGTTTGCTAAAGGACCTGCTACTGTAGTATATTCAACTAGTATTCTGTTGCCCGCTTTAGGAGTAGTGTTTGTGAATCTAACACCGTTACCAAACGATATTTCATAGAAACCGTTCGGTGTTTCTTTCGCGACAAAAATAGCGGAGTTCACGTCAATAGTTGTCGCGTTAGAAATGTTAGTGTAAACCGTTCCTACAACATGCGAAGGATCTTCGTATACAGTAACTTTAATAGTTGCGATATCAATATTAGTTACAGGAATAACATATGAATCTGAAGAAGACGTTTCACCCGCAATAAAGTTCTTGCTCTTAGATGTGCCTTCGTAGATAGGAACATTGATGTTAGCATTCGCTGTAAAGTAATATAGATTACTACCATTGTTTGTTGCGGTTAATGTGTCGCGAGTCTGAAAGGTGTACGTTAGATTGTCAACGGTAGTAGTAAACTTAAAACCTGCGGGCATCGTAACACTAGATGGATTATCGTTATCCTCAATCCAAAGATTCACGACAGCATATGCCGCAGTTCTTGAGTTGACAGTATAACCCAAACCACCCGCTAGACCTACAAGTGAGGAGCGCATTTGCGCAGTACTCAAAAATGATTCGTTTAGAGCATAGTTAGCGACTAGTGAATTTTGATGTGTATTATATGCCAACACATCTAGCAGACTAGACAGTGCCGATCCCTCGAAGTTATAGTCATTGAATTCACCTGATTGTATCAAATGTGTTTTAAGACTATTCTTGATTGCATCAAAATCTAAATCCGTAGATTTAATAGTTGTTGCCATTACTGGTTATCCTCTTATTATAATCCTACGGTTTTGATTAGTACGTCACCTGAATCACCAGATAACGCTATCTCATCACCGTCTTGTGTTAATATTGCACCGTCAACAGTCTTACCGATGTCTCTAATTAAGAATGCACCCGCTTCGGTCAATGTTCTTAGAGTAACTACACCTTCTCTTTCTGATAGTATAACTCGATCAACAATCTGATCAGGTGTAACTGGCAACTCGATAGATATTGCAGGACCTGCTGTCTGACCACCAACTGATAATCTTAGTGTGTCAACTTGGTCTGTATTCATTACACGAAATTCAACAACAACATCAACACTATTATAATCTGGTGTTGCTGAGACTTGAAGTCGTGTTACTGCTACTCGTGGTTCGTATCTTTCTATTGCAGTCTTGATAGCAGACGATATTTCTTCGCCTGTATCAGCATCCGCAAGATCAAAAAGTAAAGAGTTTAAGTCGGCACCAAACTGTGGTTTGTAAGGTTTCTCGAATCTGCTCGTTAGTAGAAGTGTTTTGATTGCTTGTTTTACTGAAGCGGCATCTGTCTTTTTATATAAATCACCGCCACTAGTAGTATTTGCCTCAAACGTGAGATCAAAATCAGAGTACAGACGTTCGCGCACAACTCTAACACTCGTGCTGAGATTACCATCTTCTGCTGAAAAAATCTTCGCCATGCTACTAAAACCTTTTTCTTTTATTTATATGTTATTTCTAAGAGAAAAAATCAAATATGCTAGATTCATCATCTTCTTCAGGAAGTATCTCTAACAACTCATCTTTTGATTGAAGTTCACCATTGTAAGTTGTTTCGAGATTGAACTTATAACTTACATCCCAATCAGTACCAACCTTCGGCATCTCTAATATAATAGAACAGGTGAGATCACCGTTCGGATCAAAAGTGTCGTAGTCTAGTGTCAACTTATCATAGTTCACATAATCTTTCCAGAACACCGCAAGATCAAATGACAATCTAGGATCAGTCTTACCTTGTTGATCGATCAGTTGATATACTACTGTGCGTCCAGTTCTACGCAAATCGTTGATACTATTTGACGTTGGTTTCTCGCCAGTGTATACTGGTATTCTTGCTAACCATCCGTCAGGACCTTTACCGTAAGAACCTTTATTGTTCTCTGCTAGTTTCTTTGCTGCCGCTTCGTCGTTTACTTTAGTCTCTTGTATAACAAACTTAGGATTAGGTTCATATATACCTTCACTCACTACTAGTCTATGTTTAGAAAAGAATGAATTGCCGGTTACAGTTTGTATTGCCTGCGCATGAAGAACTAAGTTTCTAGCAATCTGTGCTGTATCAGGTGCACCAAAGAAACCGTCAGCATATAGTTTCTCTAATTGTGTACGTGATCCTCTAGCACCCAGAAACTTAGCAAGCGATATGCCTGGACCAAGTTTAGTTGCTGATGTGATAGACGCTTCAAACTCTGGATTATATTGTGGATCTACCAATAACTTCATTTCGTATTTACCTTAAATCGCTTGCTTCTGGTGTCAGCAGGGTTGTTGCCGAGAGTGTTGATGCCAAATCTAATAGTTCCTTTCTTAGATGCAGATCGTCCAATGTTTCGGGGAATGTTCTTCTTAAAGTCTTTGTTTAGTTTGCCTTCACTCACTAGATAACTTGTGAACCCACCATTATCAAAGTTAGCGGGATCACGTAACTTAGAACGAATCTCATGAATAGTAGGATCAAAGTTGAAGAGTCCTTTATAGTCGTCTGACTTGCTTATCTTATCTGCTAGTTTTGAATCGACCACAACGTTTCTGATACCATAATTACTTGTTGCTAACTGAGTCTCAATGATTGCTGGGTTTGGCAGAGGCGCAGTAGGAGG